TGTTGCTTTGACAAGACAGGACGCGATTAATGACCTGGTAGCGATTATAAGGAACTCTAAACGTCGATTTATAAGCCTACAGGGGCTTACCAGGCCGTCGAAAAAAGAACAGTCTTTGCGTGTCGATTATTTCATGCTCCATACCCAGGCGACACAGCTGCATTGCCGACAGGACTATAAGGACGAGTATTTTTTTGGAGAGTATGATAGAATCAATCGATTGTATGAAGCCCTGGAGGAAAGATTCAGGGAGGCCGCAGCAGATCGTGAGCAGCCGGAGGCGTCTCCGCCGCTGCCGCCCGATTCGTCCGCCGTCGTCGCCGCGACCGAACCGCCGGTCGCGACTTCCAGGCGTGGCGGGCGGCGACCAGGCGCAGGGCGTAAACGGATCGGCGAGACGCGCAGGCTATCGCTTACGTTCCCGCCGGACTGGTGGGAGACCATCGACGCGATCACGCGACACGACGGACGACCTTATGCGGACGTGATTCGGGAACTGCTATACGCATATTTTTCCAGGGCTGAAAACTGAATCTTTATGCAAAAAAAGCCGCCAGGTAATGACGTAACTTCTAGGTGTTTCGGCGCTGTATATCGTATTCACCAAAAATAATTTTTAAAAATCGAGTACAAAACGCCTGAAATCCCTGTGAGATAAGGGGTTCGACGAATTTGAATGTAGTTTACTTTTCGTATTTTATCGGACGTTCAAATGCATAAAAATCTGCATAAAAGGAGCGTTTCAAATGACCGAAAAGGAATGGATGACGGTGTACCGTTACAGAGGGTACGATATCAAAGTGTTGAACGGGGCAGAGGCCGAAGATGAACAAGGATATAAGGTGGATTGCTGGGTTTTGTGGGCCAACACATACCCGACCATCGAAGACGCAACGAGGGATATTGACGATGTAATAGATGGGGGGCAAAAAAATGAATCGAATATGTGAAGATTCATGCAGGAAATCGCGCAACCGCGTCTAAGTAAAAACTTAGGAAAAAGTGTTTACTAAGGTTGTGCGAAGGTGGGAAAAAAGTGGAGGAAGTCAAACTAACGGTATCGCAAGTGGCGCAGGAAATCGGCGAGCCCGTTTATACCGTCCGTAACTGGTTAAAGGAATTTCGGCCATATATACCCGTCGAAAAATCGCCGGGTGGGTATAATCTTTTTAACCAAGAAGCAGTTAATGTCATAAACCATATCAAAAAAATGTATCGGGAACAGAATTTGAGTACAAGGCAGATAGAAGCGATCCTTTCCGGGGCGGACAAGCCGACTGTGCCGGACGATCCAGTGCAGACCTGGGCGGAAGTCCGCGAGCTGCTCGAGGAACAACGAAGGTTTAACGCGGCGCTTTTGGAAAGACTGGATCAGCAACGACAGCAGTTTGAGGACTTTGTTCGCCGCAGGGATGAACAATTGATAATGGTATTGCGCGAACTGCGTGAGGGACGGGAACAAAAGAGGCTGCCTGGGAGGCGCCAGTCTTGGTTAAAACGTTGGTTGAAAGGTATATAAAAGAATTTAAAATCATTAAATTTTTGCTGACGGGAACGTAGTGAAAGGGTACAGTATCGGAAATCATGTACGAAGTACATGTTTGATATACGACGTGAAGCGTCCGGCGCGTGGCGACTGGGCGAATTTTTTTTCGGTATTGACGGGAACAAATGTTCCCGTTATAATCAAAGTACCCTCGTGAGGGGGTACAGTATCGGAAAAGCAATTTAGACAAAAAATCTTCTAGAACTGATTGGCGTGATAGGCGATCGACGGCCTACTAAAACTGTACAGGCCTTGACAGTACGGGACTTTTGATTCACCATAATGTGTAAACAAACGAAAAACGCCGGAACGGAAGTGTTCGCCCCACTTCCGACCGGCTAAGGAAACGAGCAGACAGGCCCTGCTCGATTCCCTGTTTTTCATCATACAATTTTCCCCGTCACCATTCAATCGGGAAATATTGTGTGATGCAGGGACGGCCATGGGCGCAAGCTCATGGCCGTTTTTAGCTTTAAAGGGGGGAAATCTATGCCGGAGTATATCGATCTGACGACGGACGACGGACATACGCTGCGGATTGTGTACGAAATGTCGATCGGCGATCTGGTGATTTCTTCCCTTTTGCTTCTTCTGCTGTTGTTCCTGGTGATCCGAACGATTCTCAAAATCCTTTGGAGGTGATCCGATGCACGGACTGACCTACGCCGTATCTGTACCGATCGTCCTGGCGGTGATCCTCCATGTAATCGGAAAGGCGGTGACGTTGCGATGGAACCGTATTTCGTAGGTGTTCATCCGTCGGTTTTCCGAATCGCGCTGAAAACGTTGTTTGACCTGCCGCCGCTGCATCTTATGTTGATCGTTTTCGGCGTTTCTGTGGTCATCGTTCTTTCCCTGGTCTATATCTGGGTTTTGGTTAGGGGGCGGCGCACGTGAATCTGTCGGACATTTGGGACTGGACTTTCATGTGGCAAATGTTCCGAAATTTCGCTGCCACAGGCGCCCCATTCGTGATGATCGTCGTGGCCGTCGCCCTGGCCGCTATGCTTTTGGGCTTTCTAGTAGACATGTTCATCAAGCGGAGGCGGTCATAGTATGCCGCAGATGCCGTCATATGGTTGGGGCGAAAAGCTGCCGGACATGTTTTATTACGCCAAGTGGTTTATTTCTGAATATCAGGCCTGGATCATGGTCGGTTTGGCGATTTCAATTGCTTTTACCATTTTGGCGGTCATCGTCAATCTTTTCGATCGTCGTCGGGATGACGACGATGAGGACTATGAATATCGCGAAATCTAGCGGAGATATCGGGTTGCGCGCGCCTGATCTCATATACAACAAAAATTTTTTGGAGGGATTATTTTCATGAAAATCATGCAACGTCTCAAACAAAAAAGGGCTGCATTCGCGCTGATGGCCCTGGCTGCCATGGCGGCCTTGCCGGTGTCTGCATCGGCTGCGCCGATCGATTTCAGCACGACAACGGGAGTAAACGTGTCTCCGACCGATGTCATCGAAACAGGCTTTTCCTTCATGGGGCTTTTCGATACGTATACGATGTTGGTCCTGGCGATCATCTTCGCACCGGTGGCTATCGGTTTCATCATCTGGCTGTGGCGGAAGCTGCCTAAATTGGGCGGCGGAAGGTAATCCGTGACGGATCATGGACCAGACAGTCACACAGGCGACATACGGTGGCGTGGACTTTTCCAGTACCGGCGGTTTGGGCCTCAGTGTGACGGACGTAATCGAAACAGGCTTTTCCTTCATGGGGCTTTTCGATACGTATACGATGTTGGTCCTGGGGATCATCTTCGCGCCGGTCGCCGTTGGTATGATCTTCTGGCTGTGGCGCAAATTGCCCCGAAAAATCAAATTCTGAGGAGGCGCGAGCCCTGCCCCGAGTGGGGCGGGGCTTTGTGCTATGAGAAAAGCGGCTATATTTCTGATCCTTATAGCGTCGTTTCAGGTGGTCGAAACAGCCAGTGCGGCCGTCATTCGATACTGGTTGAGATACCAGCCATACCGTGACGAATATAGAATGGATTTCACATGGCCGACAGGGACAACGAGCTACCGGGCCTGGTTTATAGCCCGATCGGACGGAAAAATTTACGAGTTGTTTTTCGACTCCCGTCCTACCGGGATATTGTTTCTGACCTGTAACGGCACATATAACGTTGACTTTTACAATTCTCAAGGCGAGTTAATCGGATTTTTTAGGGACATAATTACAACGGAAATTCAAAATCCGAAATGTAGCTCGTACGAAGGACAAGAAGGGCAAGACGATCTCAACGCTAGGAGCATTGATAACCGAGACGGAACGCATGATTTATTCTGGGATCGTATACCGGGTGCGGTGAGATACGAAATATACAAAGACGGAGAATTGATCGGCAATACGCCAGGGACCAGCTATAAAGTGATTGGAGACGGTTCGATCAGTATTGTTGCAAGAGACGAGAACGGAGACATAATCGGCGAGTCGCACTTGCACGTCCCGAAGCTAAATGACGTAGAAAATTGCATCACATGTCAGACGTTGGCCGATCTTCTATCGTGCCCGGAGTGGGATGTTTATATGGGCGAACTGACCGACGCTATCCGCGCCGCGCTGCCGACGTTGCCGGAGTGGAGGCAAATTGCAGAGCAATTTGTAGATGCTTTCGATAATTATTTCGGCGACGTTCCCCCTGTACCGAGCGTCGGGGACATCAGCAATAGGATCACGCCGCCGCTGCCCGATCTGGACACGGACGTACCGGAAGCGGACATATCGCCGATCGTGGACGACGCATACAATCAGCCGTTAGACTTCGACATTACAACCGGTCCGGAAATTCCGGTCGTGGACGAATCGGAGCCGATCACGATATACGAGCCGGACCAATTCATCGATTCGGACGGACCTGGTGTGATGGTGTATCCGCGAGACCCGCGAAACTCCAGCGGCGGAATCAAGAACCCGGACGCTTTCAATAGTCCGTACCCAACGCCGCAGCCGAGCCCTTCCGATCCTGGCAACATTCCACCGGATGATATGCCGACACCAGGCGGCACGACGGGACCGATCCCGGTTCCAACGAACCCAGGCGGCGTCATTCCTATCCCGAGGGGGTGAAAGCATGAAAGCATTTCGGATAGCTGTCTTATCTTTGATCCTGGCATCGTTTTTTTCAACATATGTTAAGGCACAAGAGGGCGGCCTTTTACATGGGGTGCCCGGACTTTACGGCGGACAACAGAATACCGCCGCAACGGATGGAGACCCAAGCACATCCGTTATTCTGAGGTGCAGAACGTGCGGTCCTCAATCGATCAGCTGGGGGCTGCCCGAGGAACAAAGAATAGTGAAGTATTATGTACAGGTGTCCCGTTCGGTAGTGGTTGAGTTTAGAGACTCTAATAATACCGTTATATATTCCGCAACGGTGGGAACTGGTACCTATTCTGTTGATGTTCCTGGTGTAAAAGGAATTGTGGTATATCAGAGATCGAACTTCAATGCGAATCTGTATGAGTTCGATGTTTGGCCGTATCGCGACATGGAACCGCCATCGACACCAAAGGGGCTAACAGCGGCACCAGGTGACGGGAGGATAAACCTGTACTGGTCAGCCAACCAGGAACCGGATTTACATGGGTACTATGTGTATCTGGATGGACAGCGAGTCACTACGAAACCGATCAACGCGATAACATACGTCATATCAGGTTTGGAGAACGGCAGAAAATACAAAGTGAGTTTGTCCGCCGTGGACACTAGCGGGAATGAATCGGAACGCACGGCAGAAATAGAAGTCATACCGACAAAAGTCGTCTACATTCCGCCGCCAGCTGCGCCAACAGGTTTACAAGGGATCGGGGACTACAAAAAGGCTTCATTGTCTTGGACAGAAAACACGGATCACGCAATCGGATATTTCGTGTACAAAAATGGGCAGCGCGTGAACTTCGCGCCGATCACTGAAAACCATATCACGGTAGAAAACCTTCCGGGCGGAACATATAATTTTTACGTTACAGCGGTAAACCAGAACGGAGTAGAGTCCGCACGGAGCGCGATCATACAGGTAACTGTATACGATTATGTTCCAAATGTGCGCGGAAAGAACGACTTAGGAAAGGTCGTCGTGTATTGGGACCCAGTACCGGGAGCGACGGAATACCGGATATACAAAAACGGGAATTTCATAGCGACGACGGACGGGACAAGCTACACGGATACCGACGTTTTGAAAGGTGAGGAATATACGTACGAGGTTTCCGCCGTTGTGGGTGGTAAGGAGTATGAACGGTCGAAACCCGTGTCCCTTCGCCCTGGCGATTATATCAGTATTCCCGATCCTGGCAGTATCGGCGGGGGCGGGGGCAGCCGTATTTTTGATTCAATTCTAGACGTGATTAGGACCGGATTTTCCTTCGTCTCGAAGTACAGCACATGGATCATGATCGTTCTGGCGGTCATTTTTTCCCCTGCAGCCGCAGCCTTCATCATATGGTTTTTCCGCAAGGTGCGGCAGCCGAAGACAACCAAGGAGCGCGAGCAGCGCGAACGGGAGGAACGAGAGGGCAGGGAGCGCCGGGAGCGCGAGCAGCGCGAACGGGAGGAACGAGAGGGCAGGGAGCGCCGGGAGCGCGATATGCGTCCGGTTTCGTATATGACCAGGACACCAAGGGCGCAAAGGAGGGCCAGACGTGGGAGAAGCTAGTCAAATTGCTATCGATGCTATGATGTATGTCCGCGAGTTATGGCCGCTTTTGCTGATCCTGGGCGGCGTCAGTTTCGCTGACCTGGTGGTGCATTTCCTGATCCGTCTCATGAAATCCGCACGCGGCGGGATGTTCAAATGATTTCGCGTGTCCTGGGCTGGATCGGAGACTTTTTTCAAAATCTGTTTACCGTTCTATTTCGGTTTTTAGGAAACCTCTTTCAAAAGCTATTCGATGGTTTAATAGCCGTTCTAAAATTCATTTTCCGGCCGATCCTGATCTTGGTCGCGATCATCTTCTATTTCATTTACAAGCTGTCCGTGCTGTTTGTTCTGATTTTCCAGGTACTTTTGGCCGTTGGAAAACTTCTGTACAGCTTTGTAATTGGCTTATTTCGGACTTTGGCCGGGATCGTCTGGACGCCGACGACGCCGCAGCACGGTAGCTGGTCCGGACCGATCCGAGAAGTCTTCCTTGCCCTGGAGCCGTACCAGCTGAACAAGATTGCATATGTCCTCATGTTCGCGATCTGGATCATGACAGCGGTCGGCGCGATTCGAATCCTGTCCAGCCGGGGGGAGGCGTGACGACGGATGTTTGATATTATACCGGCTCCGATACGGAACTTTATCGACGCGATTTTTGCCCCGGCGCTGTCCTTTTTGGAACTCATGCGCGACATGCTGAACAATGCTGGAACGGTCGTCGGACGGGGGATAAACTTGAACAATTATTTCTCGTTTTTCGGTTATCTCCCGTCCGAATGGCGGGCGGTAGTATCGTCGGCCCTGGCGTCCGTCGTCCTGCTGGCGATCCTATTCCTGGTACGGTCCGCCTGGGATATGTACCTGAAAGTGAAGCAGTCAGGAAAATGGTGGTGATGTATACATTTTCCTCCGGACGCGGCAGCTGCAGCCGGCTGAAAAGTATACAAAAATCAATTCCGGAATCCAGGCGCCGGCGAAAAAATGTATACAAATCGGGTGATGAACATGGAAAGTGTATTTGGATATTTCGTCGCCATCGGAGCAGGATTAAGCGTCGGCCTATCCCTGGGCGCGATCCCGGCGCTGCTCGTCTGGCGCTGGATAAAGCGGAAGGAGGGGCGCAGAAATGCTTTCTAAGCTGCGGAAGCCGGTCCCCGAACGGGATCGGGTAGTCATCATCGAGGAAAACGGCTGTGCGGATATTGCGACGGTCTATGACACCGACGACCATGCAGTTTATGCGGCGTCGGCGGCGCAGGATTACGCGATACCCATAGCCGATCTGCGGGCGCACGTCGGGCCGTCTGGCCGCATTTTCGTCCTGGCTGCGGAATCGGATTATGTCCGCGACACGGAGCGCCTGGCAGCGCTGGAAAAGTCTATTGTGCTGCGACAGGTGACGCACTACGCGAAACCGCCGGAGGACGATTCAAGCGGATTTAAGATTCGGGATATCCTCATGTACGCGCTCATCTTTGTGTTAGTCCTGGGAGTGATCTTCAAATGACCGAGCAACTGAGGAATGCGGATCGGATTCAGTCCGTACTTTCAGACGATCTTTTCCCAAACGTGCAGCATATCAGCGACGTCAAACAAGTCCTGGAATACATGGAGAACGTCGCCCAGGCGGTCAGCGAGGAACAAATCCGGGCGGCGATCCTCCTGGAAACCCTGGGCAATAACAAGCGACTGCACGGAGATAAAAACCCTTACCGCTGGATGATTGATAAGATCATCGGCACGGACAAAGGGACGGGAGCATGGAAAAAGGCCGTCGCGCAAACGTCCGTCTATCTCGACACGCTGCAAGAACTCATTCCCAAACCGCCGCGCCCGGTGATCGTCGCGCCGGGAGCAAAGAAGGAGTGATTTTATGCCGCATCTAATCGGTTTTGTTGGCTCTCTAGGGGCCGGAAAGACGACGGGGGCTAGTTTATTCCCTTGGCTTTGGAAAAACGCTGTAGAAGCCCGTGGGGGCGTTCTAAAGCTATTCGCAAATTATGACTTGTACGGCGCGGAACGCATGGACGCGCCGGAGGACTGGTACAAGGTGGCGGAGGCTCACGGATCGGTATGTATTTGGGACGAGGCGCACCGGACGTTTGATTCCCGGCGCTGGAACAAATTCGAGAACATACTGGCAAGCGAGCTGTTGACATTCGTCCGGAAAATGGCGTCTATTCAAGTCTTTGCAACGCCTTCGATCATGCGCCTGGATACGCGAATCCGGGAAATACTCGAAATCCTTATCGTCGTGCGGAAGACCGGGGCCGGAACCTATTACGACTTTTATGATTACCAGGCCGATTTTGGCGGCAGATATGGGAAATATCTTCACACCAAGTTTTTGCCCAGGGCGAAAATGGCTGCTATTCATCGGCTGAACCTGTTCGACTCTCATAGCTTTGTATCGAAGTTTCCGCTGCCAAAGACGGAAAAGGCGGCCCAAATCTTTATGGACGAGCTGGAAGCTGCACATATTCGCGGACTGAAACGCCGCCGGAAGGAGCTGCGACAGCATGACTTACTCACTGGTTAATGCGGATAAAATGCGGAAAGACCCCCGGAAGCTGGCGTATCTGTACCCGCATATGCCGGTCATCCGGTATAAGCAGCTGACGGAAGAATATCACAGAGGAATCACGCTGCTGACCGCTGAGAAAATCGCAGACATGTTTGGATGTGTCTTGATCCCGTCGAGCTGCGTTCACCATTCGCGCCGCCGTCCGGATCGGCGGGTCATGATTTACGGACGTGGATATTACGTGAGGGAAACGGAAGACGTGACAAACCTTGAATGGGAGAAGTTTCGTCTGTTCGCACAGGAAATGAGGGATGCGGATGGGTGAGTATCGGGAACCCGTACAGACACGCGAGGACGTCGAGGAGATCCGGAATGCTGCTGCCAGAATTCGATCATTGAACGTAGAGTGGATGTTAGCTATCAGTCGGAGCGATCATCGTGCTGCATTGAAAATATTGTCAGAAATAAGGGAGACACGGGAAAGAATCCGTGAGCGATACAAGATCATAATTTGAAATGTGCTGTGTGCTGGACAAAATAGCAGATTGAAGGTAATATTTTCATATAGTCATATGAAAATGAAAAGCCTTCGATCTGCTGGAACCAGAATCGAAGGCACGTGGCCAAATTGCTACTACCCCTAGCAATTGACCTTTGTAAGCATAATTAAAGCATACAGAGGCGAAAAAATCAACCGTGTGGGTAGTAGTAACCCGCACGGTTTTTTTGTGCTGTTTTACGTATTTTTTTGCTAGGTTAATAGAATTTACATAATTTAACAGAAAAGAAAAATATAGGGTTTCGATCCGCTTCGGATCGTCATACCGCCCAAAACGACGTAAAGCTGTGTAGGGTTTCCGTCGTCCCTACCCCTGCGAAACGCGCCGCTGGCGGGCCAACGAGCCAGGGCACAACGTCCAGCGTCAACGTAGTTGCAGGTGTGTCGTCCGTCAGAGGGACATTGCGTATTTGTGCCTGCCCGCCTCTCCCAGATTGGGGGGTGTGCCTCCACCTACCCATATTCCCGTCCGTGTGGCCGCGAAAGCGGCCAGGCTGGCTATCAGATGCCGTAAAACGGCAACGCGGTAAAGCACGACCTGGGCGCGTCTGATGATAGCGAAAACTGCATACCCGGCTCCGCCCGGCTCCGTACCGGATGCCATATGCAGCCAGCTCCCCCCAGTATAGGGGGGGCTGGCTGCGCCCCTCACCTACCCTCACCCCCCGGATGACAGCCCCCAAAAGGCGGACAAGCACGCAGCCAGGCGCAGCCAAACGCAGGGGCGGGCGGTGGGGAGGATGTTCTAATCCAAGGAACGCGGAGCGTTCCATCCGATTCGACGCAGCTTGGGGATAAGTCATCAGCTTGGGTAAAGATATCCACAGTAGCAGGATCAGGATCGAGAGAAGGAAGAAAGAACCGAAATCAGAGAAAGAGATGTGAAAACGTATATGTCCGAAATGGCGAACGTAGAGCCGAAGACGACCGAGTGATCCGCAGGATCACGAGTGTTGTCGAGGCTGAAGCAAGCGAAGCGCGGTAGGAAAATGATTTTTGATACATTTTTCATTGACGCGTCGTTTGATTTTTGTTACATTTTTCTATAGGGAGGAGG